TGAGGAAACTACAACAGAGGAGAACAAAGTGTCAGAGATTACATCTGAGGCTCCTATCGCGACCGAAGCGGTAGAAGCGACACAGGCTCCAGTTGTAACAGCCAACTACATGGCATACACAAAGCCACGCGTTGATACAAATGTTACAGCAGGACAATATCTAAATGCACAAATTAAAGCACTAGGTGGCGACACCGATGCACGCGATTTAGTAGCAGCATTACAAATTGCAACTGTTTCTGAGAACACAGGAATGGTTCCACCTAACTATCTACGCGATGTAATTGGCGTAATTGATTCAAGCCGTCCATTTATTGATTCAATCGAGCGTGCTCCACTTCCAGCATCAGGAATGAAAATTTTCACTCCTAAATTAGGAACACAGGCAACTGTTGCTCAAACTGGTGAGGGTGTTGAGTTCTCATCAACTGACACAGTTGTAACTTTCCAAGAAGACAATATTGTTAAGTTTGCAGGCGCAAATGTAGTCAATGTTGAATTATTTGATCGTTCAGACCCATCTTTCGCTGATCTATTAGTTCGTGAGTTAGCAGCATCTTATGCACAAAAGACAGATGCTTATGCAGCAAACATTGCAGCACAAAACTCAATTGGTTCAACTGGATCATCTATCTACAAAGCCATCGCTGATGGAATTGCAGATTCTTATGGCGTTATGCGTTTCACACCAAACCGCCTATTGGTTGCTCCTTCAGGTGGACAAAATGATATTGATTTCGCTGGATTACTTGGCGCAGTTGATGGATCACAGCGTCCACTATTCGCAGCAGCAGCTCCACAAAATGCTGGCGGATTAATTTCACAAGGCTCAACAGCTGGAACAGTTGCTGGTCTTTCATTAGTTGTTGATCCTAACTACACAGGCAACGATGCAGGTGCTAAATATGGATTAGTTTATCCATCAGCAGCAATGCGATTCCACGAGAGTGGCACAATTGAACTTCGTGCCAATTTGGTTGCTAATGGACGCATCGAGATCGGTCTTTATGGTTATGTAGCCGTAGTAAACCGCTTCCCTACTGCATTCCGTTATTTAACAGTAGCGTAATTTAACTGAGTGCCTGAGGTTGCTCCCGATCTCAGGCATCCATTAATGGGAGTTTAGAGAGGAACTTATGCCTACAATTATCACCGCAAGTCAATTGCGTTCCGTATTGGGTGTAAGTTCCGCTCTTTATGATGACACTTATCTAAATCAAATAATAGATACAAGTGAACAAGTAATTTTGCCAATGCTTGTTACATTCAAAAGCCCAATTGAGAAAGTATCGCTGACAGATAATGTCGCTACTTTTACTACACTAGGAATACATGAATTTACCGAAGGACAATCAGTTATCATCACAGGATGCGGATCACCTTACAACGGAACAAGAGTTGTGCTGGCAGATAATCTTGGACAATATACCTTTTCACAATCGATCACTAATGCCGATATACTCGAGGCTAATGTCATCCCATCAGGAGTTGCTGCCCTTTCTGGCGGATCAACTTATGTTGGAAACGCAGCTGTTCAATCAGCTGTCTATACAGTTTCAGTCGAAGTCTTCCAAGCCAGACTTGCAGGTGGAGGACAAATCGAAGGAGTAGATTTTACATCCACACCTTTTAGAATGGGTCGATCATTATTTAACAAATGCGTTGGATTACTTGGTTCATATATGGACACAGAAAGCATGGCTCTCTAAATGCCTAACGAAACAATTCTTCAACAGATCCGCACACCTTTAGCAACTGCTCTATCAAGCGTTTTAGGAAATGTTTATTCATTTGTGCCTGAAACAGTTATTCCACCAGCTGTAGTAGTTGTGCCAGATAGCCCATATTTAGAATTTGAAACAATTAGCAAATCAAACATTCGCGCTAAGATTAATTTTACAATCTCAGTTGCAGTTGCATATAACAGCAATCCTGCATCACTCGATAACATCGAGCAGTTAGTCATAAGTGTTCTGGCAGTAATTCCAAACGGATATATTGTCGGTTCGGTCGAAAGACCAACAGTTACACAAGTTGGAGCATCAACGCTGCTCATCGCAGATGTCAGAGTCAGCACCTACTACACACGAACAATCTAAGGAGAAATCATGGCAACCCAAGTAATTACAGGTCGCGATGTTTCGCTGTCTTTTTCAGGTTCTCTAGGAACAGACATCGATGCGCAAGCACTATCAGCGACTTTAACAAAAACAATGGATCGTCAAGTTTATCAAACACTTGATGGTGAAGCATATAAAGTGGTCAATGTTGAGGCAGAGTTTACAATGGAACTTCTTGCGGACTGGGGTAAGACAAACTCAGTATGTGAGGCTCTATGGGCAGCAGCAGACAATTCACCAGACAGCACTTTTACAGTTACAATGACAGTTGCACCAAGTCATACTTTTGCATTTGATTGTCTGCCAGCTTATCCAGCACCAGTTGGTGGCACAGGCGCAGATGCACAAAATGCAACATTTACTTTCAAAGTATCTAAGGGCGCAGTAACCGAATCACTATAAGAAAAAAACGGGAGCAAACAAATGAAGTTACCAATAACAATTGAATACAGCTCAGGCGAGCAAGCAACATATATTGCCCAACCGCCTGAGTGGGCTAAGTGGGAAAAGCAAACAGGAAACACAATTGGGCAAGCCCAAGAGAAGATGGGCATATCTGATTTAATGTTTCTTGCATACCACGCACATAAGCGTGAAGCAGGTGGTAAACCTGTAAAACCTTATGATGCTTGGGTCGAAACGATTACTGATGTAGTAGTCGGTGATGCTTCCCCAAAAGCCACCCAGCAGGAAGCCTAAACAGATTATTGGTTGAGTTGGCATTAGCAACTCATATACCAATGAGTGAATGGGTTGATGCAGATGATATTTATACAGCTATAGAGGTATTGGAGGCACAAAATGGCAGTTAGCACCGAGCCTCTAATAGTTTATGATAAAAAAGAACTTGTTCAATTTTCTAAAGTAATTAGAAATATGAGTGATATTGCTGTTGAAGAAACCAAACGTAGAGTTGGCGAATTAGCTGAAAGAGAATTAAGAGAAATTAGAAATGTTGCTAAATCTCGCGGCAAGGTTGCAGATCGTGTTGCGCAAGGGGGTAAAGTCAAAAAGTCATCAGTTCTTGGTGAAATATCTTTTGGATTTGCTGGACAAAAATTTTCAGGTGGAGCAACAACTCAATTTAACACACGCAAAGATCCTAAAGGAAAACGTTTAGGTATTGGTGCAGCAGTAGAGTTTGGTTCTAATAGATACCCTCAATTTCCAAGATGGTCAGGTGGAATGAGTAAAGGTCCAGGTTCAAGGGGTTGGTTTATTTATCCAACCATTAGACATTTACAACCAACCATTATCAAAGAGTTTGAAGATATAATTTTGGATATTAGAAAAGAGTTCAACGATGGCAAGTAGAACCTTAACCCTTGCTTTAGCTGCTGACATTGATGGTCTTAAAAAAGGGTTAGATGATGCCGATAAAGTAGTAAAGAAATCTTCGGATCAAATAATAGATTTTGGTAAAAAGGCTGCTGCTGCTTTTGCAGTTGTTGGTGCTGCTGCCACAGCGTTTGCAATCTCAGCAATAAAGAATGCGGCAGCCGATGAAGCTGCACAAAGAAAACTTGAAGAAACAATTCGTGCATCTACAAACGCTACTGTTGAACAAACTAAAGCCGTTGGCAACTATATTAATCAAACTTCAATTGCAATAGGTGTAACAGATGATGAATTGCGCCCATCGTTAGCGCGTTTAATCAGATCAACAAATGATGTTGAGAAAGCACAGGAATTATTAAATTTAGCGTTAGATATAACAGCAGCAACAGGCAAACCTCTTGAAGCGGTAACAAATGCATTGGGCAAAGCTTACGATGGCAACAGCACATCACTTGGCAGACTTGGTTTAGGCTTAGATCAAAGTGTATTGAAATCTAAAGACTTTAATTCTATCTATCAAACTCTTACTAAAACATTTGGTAATTTTGCTGAGAACGAAGCCCTAACTACAGAGAAACAATTTGCAAGAATTAAAATTGCAGTAGATGAGGCTAAAGAATCTATTGGTGCTGCATTATTACCAGTAGTTGATCGTTTGGCTAAATTTACTTTAGATGTATTAGTTCCAAACCTCAATGCATTAATTGCAGGTCTAGTTGGTCAAAATAGTGTTGAGGCTGGAATTAGTTCTGCAACTCAAGGAGCATATCAATTTGGCGAACAATTGAAATCAACAATCAAATTTGTAATAAGCATTAAAGATGAGTTGTTAGTATTAGGTGGAGTTATTGGAACGGTATTTGCTGTTAGTAAAGTAATTGCATTTGCTACTGCAATTGGAACATTAGTTACAGCTATGAAAACACTTAGAACAGCAGCTGCTGGAGCAGGTGTGGCTGTCGCATTTGCTACTGGTGGATCATCTGTTGGATTAGCAGCAGCAGCATTGGCAGCGGTTGCAGCTACTTATGGTTTATCTAAATTTGCAGCCGAAGGTGATCAGGAAGTTGCTGGTGGATTTGGTGGAGCAGGATTTAGTAACTTGCCATCTGGTGGATTTAGCGGCATACCATCTGGAGGCGGTGCAGGTGGTGGTGGTGGATTTGGTGGAGGCGGAACTGGTGGAGGCGGAACTGGTGGAGGTGGTGCAGGTGTTGGCGCAGTAGCAGGAGCAACTAACCTTACTGATTTAGTAAATAAATTGGCAAATGTGCAAGACAAAATTTCAGATGTTACATTTGCAACTTTAACTGGTGGCATAAGTAAATCATCTGCACAAAAACAATTAGATGCATTACAAGCGGAGTTTAGAGTGCTAGAAAAGCAAGCAGATGCACTTGTAAAAAATCCACAAATCTTAATTAATGTAACTGCTCTTGATTCTGAAAGTGCTGCAAGAGCTGTTTCTAAAGCATTGAATGAAAGCGCAGCCCGATCTACTCCAACATTAAGTTATCAAACAATTAGAGAAAAAGCAGGATAATGACTGCATGGTCGCCAGATTGGAAACTTACTGTCGCAGGTGTTGATTACACCGACATTGCAATAAGCGATATTGCACATCAAGCTGGTCGTTCAGATATTTACCAACAACCAAATCCTTCTTATATTCAGATTAGTTTTGTGGCATTATCTGGTCAAACCTTGCCATTTGACATTAACGATAGTTTAAGTTTGCAAGTTAAAAATTCAGCAGGAACTTATGTTAATTTATTTGGTGGCGATATAACTGATCTTACTGTTAGCGTTGGAGCAACAGGTGCAATTGCTAGTGTTGTTGAATACTCAGTCCTTGCAATGGGATCACTTGTCAAGTTAGCAAAAGAATTATATTCAGGCACAATATCACAAGATGAAGATGGCAACCAAATCTATGATCTGTTGTCTAGCGTATTACTTGCAACTTGGAATGATGTTCCAGCAGCTTCAACATGGGCAACTTATTCAGCAACTGAAACATGGGCAACTGCTGGAAATCTAGGACTTGGTGAAATAGACCAGCCTGGACTTTACACAATGGAAAACAGAGCAGCCGATGTAGATACTATTTACAACATCGCAAGCACTATCGCCAATTCAGCATTTGGTTATTTGTATGAAACGAATAATGGTGATATTGGGTATGCAGATGCAGATCACAGGCAGAATTATTTATTAACGAATGGCTATGTAGATCTAGATGCTAGACACGCATTAAGTCAAGGACTTAGCACAATCACTCGATCAGGTGATATTCGAAATGATGTGTATATCAATTATGGAAACAACTTTGGATCTCAGGAAACTGCAACTTCTGCAACCTCAATTGCAACTTATGGCTACAAAGCCGAAAGTATTAATTCAGTTCTTCACTCAGCTGTGGATGCTCAAGCTGTGGCAGATCGCTATATCGCTCAGCGAGCATTCCCTCAACCAGCATTTCAAAGCATTACCTTCCCAATTACAAATCCAGAGATTGACAATAGTGATCGGGATAATCTGCTTGGCGTATTTATGGGGCAACCTCTAAATATCCAAAACCTACCTGCTCAAATTTCATCAGGTGAGTTTGAAGGATATGTTGAAGGTTGGTCATGGAGCACTAGGTTTAACGAATTATTCCTCACAATTAACTTGTCGCCTGTGGCATATAGTCAAGTGGCTATGCGTTGGAATACAACCCCAATAACCGAAACATGGCAAACAATAGATCCAACATTGACATGGGAATACGCTACAATCGTATCCTGAGAATAGGACAAAATGGCAACCACTACTAATTATGGATGGACAACACCAGACGACACCGCTCTGGTCAAAGAT